CGTGTGACCTGGCAGAGTAAGCAACAAGTAAATGGGTTTATTAAGAAGGAAAGTGTAATCGTATTTGGCGAAGATGCTGTCGAGTTTATTGTGCATGAGTTTGCCAAAGATTCACCACTAATTAACATTGTCCCTGTGTTCGGAGATGTATAGAATGTTACACAATTATGGTGAGTTTGTGTTAAAAAGGTATGAAAATGATTTAAAAATGTATTAAAAAAGGTATATGCGTTGTTTATATGTTTTCCACAATGTTGTTGAAAAGGTTGTGGAAAACTCTCATAAATGTGCTGAGGTGTTGTTATCTTAGCGAGCGTAACATGAACCGACCAAGTTGTCAACTACCAGACCGCCCAGATGTTCACAGTCCCTCACAGTCTCATGAGATTTCTGAGTCTTACTCGCAGGGGGGTTGACATCAGCACCTCTACAGATTATAATTACTAAGTAACACACAGGGGGCGCACCAGTTATGAACACACTGCCAGGACAATTGCAGCGTTTCAGTGTTACTTTAGATTTCGTGGTTCAGGATGACTTTGACCCCTATCAAATTGACTGGGAGGATATGTTCAGCATCCAATCAAATGAGACCATCTCAGTATCAATTAAGGACCACTCTGCGGATGTTGAAAAGGACTGGCAGTTGTATGCGGAGAGTGTATGATAGTATGCTAACAGTTTGTATCACATAGCTTGACAATCTCTTGGCAGTTTGTTATAATGACTTTGACACACGTTTGCGGGCGTTTGTGATATCGGCGCGGGCGGCGGTATAAAAAACACTAACTACCCTAACCTACAGAGGTGACAAAGAGCGAGTGAAATAAAAAAATCGCCGCCACAAAAAAATACTCCCAGGGGTCTCAGAGATGAGACCTTTTTTTATAAATATGTGTGAATGACCTAACATAATGACAGATCTAACCGCGCCTTATATTGGAGACATGGAAAAATTTTTGCCCCAGAAATTTTCGCGTCCATGGGGTTGGTATGAGAATCTCTATAGTGAGAGCACATATAAAGTCAAAAGGTTATTCGTAGGACCTGGTAAATCAATCTCATTACAACGTCACTTTCATCGTAATGAGCAATGGGTTGTAGTCAGAGGTAGTGGTACAATCTATCTTGAAGATTTCCCAGGTGGTAAGGAGACAACTGTAAGTGATGTACATCATATTGGTGTTAATCAGATCCACCGTCTAAGGGGTGGAGGAGACGGTATAATGATCGTTGAAGTACAGTATGGGGATATGTGTATAGAAGAGGACATTGAGCGTCTGGAGGACGATTATGGCAGAGTATAGTTACAACATCTATGCAAAGAAAACTTGTTTGTATAAGGATGTTCCTGAGAATGAGTTTAATCATACCTGGACAATGTTGAAAGGTATGGTCGGTCTAATGAAGACTGATTACAATGAAGAAGATCTGACCTATGAAAAGATTCTTCTTGACAAGGACTAAATAATGGAGTATCATTGAAGTGTTCATCATTCCAATGAACTGACAAGCTTGTTAAACATTTTTTGAACGTCTTATGGCTAAAGGATTTACAGTAAAGGCAAAGACCCCTCCTGCGAAGAAGTCTGCAGAGGAGTGGGACTATGATGCCATTAAAGAACGGATGCGTGGTAAGCAGATTGTATTCTGTCTGCCTGGACGTGGATGTTCTTACATTTTCATGAAGAACTTTGTACAACTCTGTTTTGATCTTGTACAAAGCGGTCTGAGTATTCAGATCTCCCAGGATTATTCTTCCATGGTGAACTTTGCACGTTGCAAGGTTCTTGGTGCTAACGTACTGCGTGGACCTAAGCAGATTCCCTGGGACGGTAAACTGGAATATGACTATCAACTCTGGATTGATAGTGACATTGTATTTGACACCACCAAGTTCTGGCAACTGTGTGATCTGGCGCTTCCTGCTGAAGGTGAGGAGCGTTCTATCACTGCTGGTTGGTATTGCACCGAAGATGGACATACCACTTCCGTTGCTCACTGGTTAGAAGAAGATGACTTCCGTAAGAACGGTGGAGTCATGAACCACGAGACTCTCGAATCGATCAGCAAACGTCGCAAACCTTTCACAGTTGATTACACTGGGTTTGGTTGGGTCATGATCAAGAAAGGCGTCTTTGAGAATATGGAGTATCCTTGGTTTGCTCCGAAGATGCAGCAGTTTGAGTCTGGTGAGGTTCAGGACATGTGTGGAGAGGATGTCTCCTTCTGTCTGGATGCTAAGGACATGGGACACGAAATCTGGTGTGATCCTCGTATCCGCGTAGGCCACGAGAAAACTCGGATTATCTGATAAATACTTACCCCCGCAACTCGGGGGTTTTTTTATATTCAATTCTATTATGACTAAACTATTCGTTCTTCCCCTGATGCTCGCTGCTACTGCTGGTATCATGGGCAGCACTTCTGTAGAAGCAAGACCAGGATCATTCCCTGGTGCCCGTGGTCCTGGTGGTGGAGAATTTATTTCTTCTCCAAAGAGACGTTGCACATTTAAGCGTCCATGTTCACGAATGCCTGAACTTCCTTTCTTCCCTGGTGAAGTTCAACCGATGGGTGGTCGTCGCCGCTGATCTATGCTATACTATTTGAGTAAACCAATCGCGTTACTCGATGGCAAAGATCAAGAAGTCCATGATGGGCGGAACATTCGTTGAATCTCGTCCCAAAAAGACTCGTCAAGGAAGTGGTCAGCACACTAAATACTCAGCGAGCAGTCGTAATTCTGCTCGTAAGCGTTATCGTGGACAAGGCAGATCATGAGCAGTTTAATCACCAATCTCCCCGCCCGTAAAGTTTGGGTCCGAAAGGAATATTTGAGAGACTTTAAGGACGGTTTTGGTGAGTTTGTAGAGGGCGTCTGGGTATCGGCTAAGTCGATTCCTGGACGTGCTTTTTATTTTGAGACATATTTACCAGAATATGCGGCAATGTTCGATAAATTGCCGATTTCTGCGTTTGTTTCTGAACCAAAAACTCCAGAACCTGATTTAGATCTTCCAAATCTTCAATTTTGGAACTGCATGGACTATGGAATTACCAACATTTGCAAGCAATTTGTTGGTTCTATGGACTGGGAGGTCAGAACAAGGCATTTTGGAACGCTTAGAGGACAGTATGAATGCACTTTGGACAATTATCACTCTGATCCAGATGTAATTGACTACTCTACAAGCGAAGTTCCAGAGGAACATAAGTCATTTAACCTCATCGAATTGGACAATGGGCAGTTTGCTCTCTATCCAAACAACAGATGTAGGATCTATGACAACAGTTTGACACCCGAAACACCAAAAATTCCTGATTTTAAGGTTTCTACCGAATTCTTTCAGGTTGAAAATGGTGTTGATTGGGGTAGATTGGGTCATACTGACGAATATTTTTGGGAAACTGAGACCGAAAGGGATGGCAACCCCGAAAAAAGTTCTGGTAAACCCGATTTAGAGGAAACTAGCGATGGCTAACAACCCAAATCCAGACCGCGATGTAGCATACATGAAGGAATATTGGGGAACAACCTGTTTAATTACTGATTACTGGTCACTTCCGATCAAAGAAGAGACTAAATTTGAAAAACAAAATAGAATTCATAAGCAAATTCGTAATGATGATGACTATGATGATTGGGAATATGGTACAGAGCCTACATATGGTTGAAAAAGGCGCTAAATAAAGAAAGATTATACTCTCATAACGGTGCCGACTCGTATTTCAAGAGGATTTAAGGATATTTCACTGTCTTTCAAGAGACATCCTGTGACTAATGACCTTTTAGTCTTGAAAGACGAGACGGCCATTGCTAAATCTGTGCGTAATATTGCTTCAACAGCAGTCGGAGAGCGGTTTTTTGCTCCAAATTTTGGTTCACCAACCGCAAATGCTCTATTTGACGTAACTGACATCCGTGTTGTTGCTGAATATGAAGGTTCTATCAGAGATGCCGTCCAAAAACTTGAACCTAGAGTCGAAGTAACCAACATTAAGGCAGCAGCGACTTTTGAAAACAATGCAATTGACTTTGTAATTGAGTATAAAATTATCGGACTGGATGTCGGTCTCCAGACAATCTCATTTATCGCTAAGTCAGTAAGGTAATGCCACTAGCAAAGTTTTCAAATCTTGACTTTGATCAAATCAAAGAGCAGATAAAGTCGTATCTCAGAGCAAACAGTAATTTTACTGATTTTGACTTTGAAGGATCGAACTTTTCTGTTCTTATTGACGTATTAGCGTATAATACTTACATCAACTCCTATAACACCAACATGGTGGCTAACGAGGGGTTTATTGATAGTGCGACATTGAGAGAAAATGTCGTATCTTTAGCAAGAAACATCGGATATGTACCTAGATCAAGAAGAGCAGCAAGAGCAAGCGTAAACTTTAGTGTAGATGTAACAAGAGCATCGATTGTCCCACTGACAATTACCCTTCAAGCAGGCGTTGTTGCTATTTCGGAAAGTTTTGGTGGTTCTAACTTTGTTTTCTCGATTCCAGAACCAGTAACAGTGCCAGTAGTAGATGGAATCGCTACTTTTGTTGGTCTTGAAATTTATGAAGGGACTTTTATCACAAAAATCTTTGAATATGACGCAGAAGCATCAGATCAAAGATTTGTTCTCCCAAATTCTAACATTGATACGTCAACACTGAGGGTTGTAGTTAAAGAATATGAACAATCAAACTTTGGCAGAAAATTTAATCTCGTAGAAACCATTATTGATGCTACAGAAGACAGTGATTTATATTTGATTCAAGAAATTGAAGATGAAAAGTATGAATTGTTGTTTGGAGATGGTATTTTTGGCACAGCGTTAGAAACTGGCAATATTGTAGAAGCAACTTATATCATTACAAATGGAAAACAAGGAAATGGCGTTAATAACTTCAGTTTTGCTGGAAGATTAAGAGATAACTCAGATAGAGTCGTAACAACTGGTGTCAATGCCATTACACCTAATGATAGATCCCTCGGTGGAGATGATATTGAGTCAATTGATTCAGTTCGTAAGTATGCTCCGAGAAATTACTCTGCTCAAAACCGTTGTGTGACTGCAAATGACTATGCAGCAGTAATTCCAGAGTTATTTCCAGAAACTGACTCTGTTTCGGTTTATGGTGGAGAAGATTTGGACCCACCGCAGTATGGAAAGGTCTTTATTAGCATCAAACCAAAAAATGCGAACTACATTTCAAATTTCTTAAAATCAGAAATTCAGAGAAAACTGAAAAACTACTCAATTGCTGGAATTATTCCAACAATCACCGATCTTAAGTATCTTTACATTGAATCTCAGGTTGGTATCTATTATAACACATCTAGATCAAATGGTGCCAATTCAACTAAGACAAATGTGTTGGCAGCTCTTGAAAAATATGCAGATTCTACCGAACTGAATAAATTTGCTGGTAGATTTAAGTATAGTAGATTCTTAGCAGCACTTGATCAGGCAGATCCTTCAATCACGAGTTCATATGCACTCATTAGGATGAGGAGGAATTTGAGACCTGTTGAAAATGCGCCAGCAGACTATGAAATTTGCTTTGGCAACTCAATCAGGGTAAACAGTGACGCTGGATATAATGTGAGATCTACAGCGTTTAAAGTTAGTGGTGTAGAAGGTTGGTGCTACCTTGGAGACGTACCTGGACAGGGTGCTATTGACGATGATGACCAAACTGAAGCAGTTGGAAGAATGATTCTCTTCACCTTGAAGAGTGC